CTGGGACACGACCACCCGAACCTCACGCCGCGCACCATCACCTACGACCACCTCATCGTGTGGATGGCCGGGAAAGATTGGAAACCGCAAACCCGCCGCGGGTACCGTTCATCGCTGCGGCAGTTCTTCGCGTGGATGCACGCCACCGGCCGGACCCCTGTGAACGTCGCCTACGAGTTGCCCACCATCTCTGTACCGCGTTCGTTGCCGAGGCCCGCACCGGATCAGGTGGTGCTCGACGCAGTGGCCCGCTCGGACGCCAGGACACGGCTGATGATCGTGATCCTCACCGAGACCGGCATCAGGCGTGGGGAGCTGGCGAAGATCCACACCACCGACGTCGAGCCCGACCTGACCGGATGGTCGCTGCGAGTGCTGGGCAAAGGCGGCCGGGAACGGGTGGTGCCGCTGTCCGAACCCTTGGCCCGCGTGATCCGCCGCATGCCACCGGGGTATCTGTTCCCCGGCCAGATCGGGGGGCACCTGTCGCCGGCGCACTGCGGTGTCCTCGTGTCCCGCTCACTGGATGACGGGTGGACGGCACACAAGCTTCGCCACCGCTTCGCCACTTTCGCCTACGACCTGGAACGCGACATCAGGGCGGTACAGGAGTTGCTCGGACATGCGAACATTCAGACCACGACGATTTACACGTTGGTGCCGAAGGGGGCGATGCGCCGTGCTGCCGCTGCCGCGTCGCTCGGGATCGCGGCGTGATCGTTACCCGATCAAAGCGTGCCGGGTGCATGATGCTCAAACACAGCGAAGGGGAGAACATGACCAAGCGGCCGCACCCGAAGAAGAAGCGGGGCAAACTGCTACCCATCGTCGGGGTTGTGCTCCTACTGTTCGTCGTCTTGGTGATCGTTTCGGTTGCCAGCGGTGGCGGTAAGACCAGCACCCCGGCGGCCGGTCCAACGACGACCACGGCAACCCCGACGACTCAACAGGCAGCGGCGCCGACCTCAGCCGAGCCGACAACCTACGCGCTGGGTGTGCCCTGGCAGCCGGGACAGCCGGTGCCGAACTGCACGGCCGCGGCAGCGTTCTACGTCGCCGGTAAGAGCAACGGCGACTCTCGTGGCGGCACGGATATTCAGGTGTTCGCCCATGCGGTGCAGACCGTCGCATACGTGATTGATCATGCGGACGGAACTGCTCCCTTCTTTGGCCGGGAGGCGACGATCACTGAGGGGATGACGGGCCACGAGTTTAACGTGCCCGATCCGATCGGCTCTATCAAGGATGTGTTGATCATCGCCAGCGGCAATGCGAACGAGCAGCGCGGCGAGTGCATGGCCATGCACGAGTGACTGAGCCCCGGAACGCACGAAAGCCCCTCGCCTGCCGGTGGGCAGACGAGGGGCAGTGAGCAGGGGGGGTTAAGCGTTCGCGGTGGCCGCGGAACCCTTGGTACTGGCCTTGGTGAGCAGCCTGTCGCGCTCGGCGGTCAACGACTCGATCTGCGCGCTCGCCGCTTTCGCCATGAGACGTTGCTGCACGGTGACCTCGCCCAACGCCTGACATGCCTCTTGGTAGGCGTCCTGGATCGTCACTTGCTGTGGCTCGGTCATGCCGCGATCAGCCCCAGGTTGACCAAGGCCGCGAAGATTCCGGCGGCGGTCTGGGGAACGCCCGTTTGCTTGGCGATAGCGCCCGTGCCGTAGAAACCGACGTTGCCAGCAACTTGCAAGTTGCCATTGAGCAGCAAGGAACTGTTCGCGGCCCCTCCCACGCCTTGGACAAGCAGTTGGATCATGTCGTAGGAGTGGGTGACATCCTGAATAATCAAGGATGCCCCGGAGTTGCGGAACTGCCATCCGGCTGTGACACCGGGGACGAACATGTCCAGTGGCCCGGATACGCCTACCCTTCCCCCGTCAGGCGCGATCAGGACCCTGTCTATGCTATCCAGCAGCATCAGGTTCACGTAGGCGGTGTTGGCGGCGTTGCGCTGCAAAAGGACCGACTGAGCGTTTTGACTCTTGCGGAAGACGACGCCCGCCGAAATCTCGACGGAATCGGACTTCACCGTCACAATCGGATTCGCGCCACCCTGCACGACCTGGAACTGTGAGCGCCCCCCGGCGGTGTTCAGGCCGATGTCGATGGCCACGTTCGCGGACAAGTCAGTGTTGCTGTCGCGGGCGGCGGTGAACGCGAACGGCCGGAACTGCGGACCCGAGCCGTCCGCCCGGACAACCCCGATGTACCACTCCATAGTGCGGTTGGTGGCAGTGTCCCAGTAATCGGCCTCGAAACCCATATACAGTGCGGGCTCGGCCGGGTCCCCGCCACCGGCAGCCTTGTCGGCGTTCCATCCGAAAAAATGCACCGGATCAGGCTTAGAGGTTTGGAACAGGCCTGTACTAACAAGTTCACGCCACTTGCTGGCGGTTCGATTCGGGTCTGCGATAGTGCGAACAACGGCAGGGTTGCTTACACCGGGTGCTTTTGTGGTGTCCTTGTACCGGCTATCGAACACGGTGGACGCTTCGGTGACGAGCCGTTTGTTCGGGGGCTGGACCATGATGGGCTCCTAGATGAGCAGGTAGGGGACACCATCGGTGTCGTAGGCGACGGACGCAGGACCGGGAGGTCCGGGGACGGTGGAGGCAGGGCCGGGGACTGTGGACGCGGGTCCGGGAGGCCCGACAACGATGGCCACGCTCGCAGGCGGTGACGGCACGATCAAGCTGGAAATGTCCAACACAGGGTCCGCTGTGGTGCCCAACGGACCCTTGGGGACGACGATGTAGAACGGGTTGCGTGGCTGCCAGGAGCGTTCTACCTTGTAGGCCCACGGCTTCCCGCCGAGCCCGGCATCAACGGTGGGGCCGTCGTAGGCGATGAGGTCCACGCTGAACGCACCCCCCGTCACGTTCAGCACCTTCGGCTGCGTGAAAATTGAGGTCTTGGCGGTGCGGGCGATCAGCTCGGCTGGTTGCGCGATGAACGTCAACACCCCGTTGATACCCACGCCGTTGTCGTTGATGTCGGTGCCCACCACACGGCGCACAGGAACCTCGGGGGGCAATGGTGCGGTCATGGGGTCTCCTAGTGTCGCGTGTTTGAAGTTGTTTTACGGTGTGCTTTCGTGAGGATGTCGTCGGCTGTTTTGGTCCAGATGAACGGGGTGCAGCGGGTGTTCCAGCCGTCGATGAAGTTTTCGATGGCGGTGATGAGGTCTTTGACGCTGGTGAAGGTTCCGCGTCGGATGGCTTGGCGGGTGATGATGCCGAAGAAGATTTCGACCATGTTCATCCACGATCCCGAGGTTGGGGTGAAGTGCATGGTGACCCGCGGATTCTTGGCGAGCCAGTTCTTGACCTTGGGGTGTTTGTGGGTGGCGTAGTTGTCGGCGACCACGTGCAGGCGCACCCGGGGATAGGCCTTGGCTACCAGCTTGAGGAAGTCCAGGAACTCGGCGTGGGTGTGTCGTTGGTAGCAGGCGTCGGTCACTGTGCCGGTCGCGACCTCCAGTGCCGCGAACAGGCTCGTGGTGCCGTGGCGGAGGTAGTCGTGGGTGGCCTTCTCGGGCAGGCCGGGGCGCATCGGGAGGATCGGGGCGGTGCGGTCGAGTGCCTGGATCTGGGTTTTCTCGTCGATGCAGACCACGACCGCCTTCTCCGGCGGGTTCAGATACAACCCGACGACGTCGCGGACCTTGGCATCCAACTCAGGGTCGGTGGAGAACTTGAACGTCTCCCGCTTCCACGGCTTCAAGTCGTGCTCCCGCCAGATGCGGGCGACCGAGGCGAAGGAAATCCCCAGGTGTTTGCCCAGCAACCGAGCCGACCAGTGCGTCACCCCCAAGGACTCCGGCGGGGCCGCCAACGTGGCCACCACGACCGCCAGGTCATCGATCACCGGCGGACGACCCGACCGGTCCAGATCACCGAGCCCCGCGATGCCGGAGCGCTCATAGCGGCCACGCCAGGACAGCACCGTGGGCCGCGACACCCCGACCCGGCGGCCGATCTCCGCGTTCGACACACCCTCAGCAGCGAGCAACACGATCCGGGCGCGTTGGGCCACACCAGCACCCGCCGTCGAGCACCGCAACACCGTTCTCAACCTCGACTCATCACCGGGACGCAACACAATCGGCGCAGCAACAGACATACCCCATTGTCCCGAACTCCGACCGTAAAGTCACTTACGACACGCGATACTAGTGCTCGTGCATCTGTTGGCGGACCTCAGCGGGCATCACAGGCACCGCAGGGTGGTCTGGCAGTTGCGCGCTGATGAAGTCCAACAACCGTTCGATGTAGGCGATGGCGGCGGTCAGGATGCGCCCAGTTCGGTCCATTGTGCGGCTGACCTCGGCGCTCTTGTCGACCAGATCGGCGATTTTGACGTCCTGCCCAGCGATCTTCACGTCCTGCGCTGCCATCTGCTTCTGCAGGGTGCCGGTGAACGATTCCCAGGACTCCACCACATCGCGGCGGCGTTGCACGTCGTCGTGGGAGACGATGACGGCCTGGTCCTCGTCGCGGGTGACCCGGTTGGCGTCGCGTGCCTGGCGGCCGGTGTGCCGAACAGTGAAATAGCCGATGGCCGCCGCTGCAACGGCACCGACCGACCCGAGGATCTCAGTCGCTGACATGTGCTGCCGCCTCTGTTTCTGGGGGCACGAACTTTGGTGTCTCCGGCCACCCGGAGATGGTGTATACGAGGACGGTGACGGTGCCCCACACGATGAACCCCAACCACCCTGAGGGATCACCGTCCGGCGGCCCGGGAACCAGGTGGATCAGCCACGCCCACAGGTAGGACATTGCCCAGACGGTGGGCATCAGGATCAAACCCATGTATCCCCAGTCGTCGCGGCGTCCGGCGGGCCGCCACGCGGAGGACAGGGCGAGCAGGGCGGTGCCGATCCACAGGGTGCCCCGCAGCCACGACGGCAGCATTTGGTGGAACAGTCCCAGGGTATGGCTGCCCCCGGCGTAGGGGTCGGTGACGGTGGAGATGCCGATGAAAAACCAGATGACACCCAAGATCAACAGCACGCCCCCGCGGCGCCCGAGGTGGGTTGGTGCGCGTTTGAACCACAGCCGGGGGTGCTCGGGGAGGTGCAACCGTGCCCTTATCACGGTGTAGCGCTGACGGCGGTCGCTCCCACGGGCTCGGAGACAGGCGGGTTGGGACCGGTGTAGGCAGGCTTGGGCGGCACGTACGGGCCGTCCGGGTAGGTGCCTGTCGGTGCGCTGGGCTCCGGTTGCGGTACCGGTGCAGGATCAGGCACAGGTACCTCCTGGACAGCCGCTGCGGCAGCTTGGAACGCCGCTGTGTCCACTCGGGGCACCACGTCAACTGTCACTGTTCCCGCCGACACTGTTCCGGCCGAACGAGGTGATGGCGACGGAACGTACACAGGGTGCATCCTTGCCTTGACAACCTCAGCACGAATATCGGCGGCCAGCTCAGTCATCTTCGACACGGCGTCGATACCACCGGGCAGCGACGGTGACTGCACATCATGGGCGATATCCACCACCACCTGCTCGTTGCGCACCCAGAACGCCAGGAACGCCGTCAACAACCCGAGCGCCACGTTCAGGGTGGTGATCCACGACGCGGGCAGCAGGTCGTTGAGGTTGTTCGCCACGTCCGAGCCGACCAGCAAAATCAGGCCGAGGACGACGACGATCGTCTTGTTGTACTTCGCGAGCTTCGACATGATCAGGCGACCTTCGCGTTCAGGGTGAGGGTGGCGAGGACGTCGCGGAGTGAGGCGGCGACGTCGGTGGCCGGGACCGTGGCCGGACCAACAGCCGTGTACTTCGCCTCAAGGGCTTGCACCGCGGCGAGCAGGGCCGGCGCCTGCTGGAGAAGCTGGTAGCCGTGGGAGTCGGCGTTGGCCCAGAAGTCCCGCGGCGGCGCCGTGTAGGTGGAGCCGGGCACCGCGGAAGGAATCGGGTCCGTCAGGGCGTGCAGGGCGATGTAGGTGGCAGCGTCGGCGTTGCGGATGCAATCCCCCAACCCCAGTTGCACCGGCACCCCGGAGGGTGGCAGCGGCACACGGGAGGGGGCCTGCTCGTTCAGGACGTCGCGGATGGCTTGGCGGCATTCGTCGGGGGTCACATCAACTCCAGGGGTTGCAGTGGTGAGTCGTTGGGCGCGGGCGATCAGTTCGTCCCACGGGAAGTTGGGGCCGGGGTCGGTGTGGGAACCCTCACCGGCGCCGCGGGTCCAGTCCACATGCCCGATGACACCGGGCTGGTTGTTGCGCACACCATCGGTGCCGACGTAGGCGATGGGTAGGCCGCGGACGGTGGCACGGTCAGCGAGCCAGGCGGCGGCGTTGTCGAGCATCCCGCAGTCCAACCACTGCTGACGGGACCACGCCGAGAACGAGCCGCCGAAACAGAAGTGGTCAGCCCTTCCGTTGGCACCCAGCGCCGCCCAGGGGGAGCGGTCGAAGGGCACCACGTCGATCAGCTCGGCGGCGTCACCCACGGTGTTGTAGGAAACGCCGCTGGCTGGGTTGTCCAGGTAGCGGGCCAAGCTGTCAGCGGTGCCGTTGCCCTCTTGGGTGTGGAAGCACAACCAGGTGACACTGCGCGGACGATCGTCACAGTTGGGAGACCACATGGCGCGGCGCGGTGGCATGGGGATCCCTTGGGGTGGTTGCGGCGGTTGGGCGGACGCGGCTGACCATTGCCCGTAGTCCGGTTTGAGGATGACGTCGAGGTCCACGCCGACACCATCGACGGTGCGTTTGTCGATCTCCACTTGGTGCAGGTGCGCCGCCGGGTCGTGCCCGTTGGCGCCATCCCCGCCCCAGTTGTGCTCCATGAACCACGTGGCCACGTTGTCTTGGATGGCCCAGGCGATGGTCAGTGAGTTGCCGTAGAGCCCCACCATGTCCAGGCCGATAACGTCGCAGCAGCCCTTGAAGAACGGGGATGCTTGCCGATTCCACTGGTCCAGGGACGGGTTCGAGTCGCAGGGCATGTAGATCGGGCGACGTGGTGGGCCGCCCGCGGCGAAGTGCAGCTCCAGGGCGCGGTGGGCGTGCTTGACACCGGCGTCGTACCCACCCATCCAGTCCGAGGTGTCGCCTTTCCCGAACTGGTAGATGCTGACCACCTCAAGCCCGGCGGCACGGTAGGAATCCGCTGCCGCCCGAGTCAACGGCTTAGCGCCGAAGTTCGTACCGGGTCGGGAGTCGGACACGTAGCAGGCGACCCCCTTGTGCCCCGCGTCCTTGACGGCCTGCGGCGCCGGGAACGCGGCACTGAAGTCGATGAGCGTGTCAGTCACGAAGCCTCCAAGTGGGCATGGCTGGGACCCCGCCGTAGCGAGGTGAGAAAGGCAGGGGTGGGATCAGGCGGCGGTGGAGAACGTGATCCCGGACAAGCTGAGGTTTCCGTTCGCGGCGATGGACCCGAGGCCCATCTGCACCACCCCAGACGGGTAGATGTCCACCCGCACCTGACGGGGGACGGTTTCCCCTGGAGAGAACCCGACGCACAGGAACTGTTCCTGCGCCGCCGGGCGGAAACCGGGGTCCAAGTTGAGCACGTTGGCGCCAGGGTTGACCGCCGCGGACGGGGTGAGCAGACCGCGGAGGAACACCCTGGTGCCGTCTGTTACCTGTTGCTGCGCGGCCTGCCACGCACCGCCCTGGTTACCCCACGGGGCGTAGAAGTTGCCGGTACCGATCACCCCACGGGCTTCGGGGAGGGTCAACGGCACCCAGTTGGTGTTACCGGAGAACGTGGTCCCAGAGGTGTGCGGGGTTTTGTTCAGCCACCGCAAACCGGAGCCCTGCGTGGTGTTGCCGGTGGTCACCGTGTCCCCGGCGTTGTAGGGGGTGTTCGCCGCCCACGGTCCGCGGTCCGCGAACGTGGATGCGGGGCCGGTCAGGTTGTTCGACGGAACCCACGCCGTGCCGGACCAGGCGTACAGCAACCCGCCGATCCAATACGCTTTGCCCTTGTCGGTGGTGGTGTTCAACCCGGCGGGGAGGTTTCCTGTCGCGGCCACCGAGCCCAGCACGGTCAGCGACGGGCCGGGGATGCCTTGGGGGCCGAGCACGGTCCCCGACACGCTCCACGCACCACCTGTGCGGCTGTACGTGTCCCCTGTGGTCAGGTTGACGGCACTGTCGTTGTCCTTGCCCAGGGTGCTGGCAGGGAAGGCGTTGACCCCGTACACCGAATACCCTTGCGACCCGATCAGGGTGGGCAAACCGATCTGCGTGATCATGTTCGTGATGTCCGCGACCCCGCGCCCGGTGGCCACCAGATCCCCGTAGTCCAACAGGTTGACCTGGAGCTGGATGGATCCTTGGCCGATGACGATGGGATTACTCGGGGTGCCGCTCACAGGGTGCCTCCAGGCTTCGCCAGATCAACCGGCTCCGGTGGTGTGTAGGGGGTGAGGCGGACCGCGACCTGCGCGCCCTCGTACAACTCCCACTGCTCCACCACAACCCCATCGAAGATGTAATCACCGTGGGTGAGCCGCAGGCGGGTGCCGACGTCGACGTGTGGGACTGCTGCGGCCTCAGCCCACATCACCAGTTCCCCGGTGGCCGACGTCCACGACGCGAACCGCGCAGAATCAACCACCACTCCCTCTGGGGTGAGGGCGTGCACAGTTTGGTAGGTCGGTGGCATCAGGCGCTCCCCTGTTGAATGGTGCCGACCATCGCCAGCAAGTTTTTGACGCGAGCGATGAGGTGGGCGATACCGTCCTGCGGGGGTTTGTCCTCCCCCAACGTGGCAGTCACGGTGAGCCCGTTAGCCCGGTTGTCGGACACGGTCACACTGCCAACGGTGTCCATCACCACATCCGTGTCCAGCTCGGTCAACCCGCCGATGATGTCCCCGAGCCCAAAGTCGACGTTGTAGGTGTAGGGGTGCCCATCGGTGAACGTCAAAGCCCGCGTCCTGCGCCCCTGCGCGTCCAGGGCACCCTGCCGACCCGCTTGAATCGCGTCCACCGTGTACGCGGAGGTGCCGCCGCCCTTGTACACCTCACGCGGGGCGAACAGCCCCCAATTGTGCGGTGGGGGTTGGTTGAACTGCTGGTACGCGAGAAACACGTTTTTGAGGGCGTCTTTCCACGCGGGGAACACCTGATCGATGGCCCCCGAAATGATGTTGTTCAACCAGTCCGGGGACTTGCCGCCCACGATCACAGCGGTGGCGGTGGGGGCTTTGCCGGCGATCTCCGCGGTCACCCCGTCCGCCGACTCTTCTAGGACCACGCCGGGTCTCGTGACGGGGTTGAGGAACTGCACCACGAACGTCGGCACCGTCAACGACTGCCCGGCGGGTTGCGGGTCACCCGGCAACCAAATCGACACATCCAAGGTCTGGGCCATCTCCGGCAAGGTGTCTTTGATCAGCTCATCGATGGGGGTGAACCGGGCCGCCCAGTTCATCAAATACGAGGTGTCCGGGCCCGTGGGGGGGATGGTGATCAGCGGCATCCGCATCCGATCAGCGTTCCGCCGGATGTACCCCAAGATGCCGGTGACCGCGGGGCCGATGTAAACGTCGTAGCCGGGTTGCACACCCAACGCCAAACCGGGGGCAGCCCACGCCAGAATGCTCGACAGCACCGCCCACGCCCCCACCATGGTGGTAGTCACCGTCTTCTGCCCATACGGACCAGACGCTTTGTAATCACCGGCCCACCCGGTGAACCTGTCCCGCACCGTTTCCGTACCGTCCGGGGAGACGTCGATCAAATGGCAGCGGATGCCCACAATGTCATCGTGAGCTTGGACGATGCGCTTGGAGGCTGTGGAACCGTACGGGCAGGTCAGGGTGCCGGTCCCGGCCACCATCCGCATCCGCTTGTACGACACGGACTCGTAGTCGGTTACTGGGTCACCGGCACCCAGGAAATCATGCGACTGGTACACCAGGGTTTCGATGTAGGAGTTCACCAAGCACTCCGGTACCGGAACGGCACATCAAGCTGCACCGACATGGGGTTAGCGCCGTAGCCGGTCGCAGACCACGAGAACGCCCGGTTGCCGTTGGCTGGGACTGAGGCCCGCAGGTCCCTCGCGGTCAGTTCACCCCGGCGGGACACCCCGTTCTGGTCGAGGACAGAACGCCTTGTGGGGTCCGTGTCGAAGAACAACGACTGCCCCACCGACAACGGCGGCAACGTCGTCACCAGCCCACCGGAACCCACCGTGACCGTGACCGTGCCGGCCACCGGACCGCGGACCGTCCACACCGGCCAGGCGTCAATGTCCCCACCGTTGTACGCGGTCACACCACCAACCGGGACAGGGGCGGAGAAACCGAAACCCTGCGGGAACGGGTTGTCCGCCACAAAAACCGCGTTGTAAGTGTTCAACCCCTGCAACCCCGGATCGGTGGCCACCGCAGTGGGCACGTACTCGTCCAACCGCACATCCCACCACCGGTACCCATGGTTAGATACGATGATCAACTTCTGCAACTGCTCCGGGGACAAGGCAGCCCGAAACTGGGCGTCCAGGTCCCGCCACGCGTTATCCGTGCGGGCCGTGGACCACATGTCCCCGACATGCAAAGTGATCGGCAACTTGCGGGCGTCATACCGGGTACCCCGATACGTGCGGCCCGCCTGGTGTGCGGTGGTGAACACCTGTTGGGCGTAGGTGGGGAAGTCCAAGCCCCCGAACCCGCCGCCGATCGTCACCCCTTCGGCGCCGCTGAGGATGTGCCAGACGGAACTATCGGCACCGACCAAAACCGCGTCGAGGGTCACAGCCGGGCCTGCGCCATAAGAAGGTTCACGGCCTGGCGTTGCTCCCTGTCGTGCTTTTCGGTGTCGCCGATCACGATGGTCGCGCCCGCTTCGACGTGGGTACCGGCAACAACCTTGGTGCCACCGCCTTGCCCGGTGTTGAGGTTGGCGCGCAACACCTCCCACTGCGCGGAGGAGAACACCGGCTCAGGCTTCGTGGAGAAGTTCGCACCCACATCGCCGGGTTTCATCCACCCACCGTCGTCGAAACCAGCGACCATCGCACGGGCATCACCGATGCGGCCGTTGTACGCCTCGGGGAACGCCGAAACCTGCACCCTCTGCGCTGCAGCACCAGGGGCCATCGACCGCCAGTCGAAGCCACCCAGCTTATTGAAGAACAAATCCGCGGAACCGTGCGCATTCATCCGTTCCGCCAAGGTCCCCCACCCTGCTTGGCGTTGCTGGAACAAACCCACCGAGTCGTGGTCAGAACCCACAGCATCATGCGGGAAGGCCAGTGACTCCGGGACGCCAGCGTTGGCGTACATGCGGAGATTGGACTCGACCAAGGCAGTAGCCAAGCCGATGACCGCGCCATCCTTGCCGAACCCGTGTTCGGTAGCGGACCGGAAGATTTCGTGCGCGTAAGCGTCGGCGTTACCACCAAGAGGCCCCAGAGACGCCGAGCCTCCACCACTGCTAGCAGCGTCCTTCGCATCGGCTTTGCCGGTGATGAAGTCGCGGATCTTGCTCTCAGTCTTGTCGAACATGCCCTTCGGTAGACCTTTGATCGCGGGTGGCGGCGAACCGAACGAGCCGATAGCGGCACTGACCGGCTTCATCGCCAGGTCGAACAGGTTGCCCACCTGATCCCGCAGGAAGTGGGTCACCGCCCCCGCGGCGCTGGAAATGTTGCTGCCGATGGTGCCCAGCAGGTTGCCCGAGTTCAAGTGTGGGTCGCGGTCGTTGCCCCAGTGCACGTGGTTGGCGTGCTGCGACCATACGGGCTCACCCCAGTACGACGGCGGCACAGCCTTCCCGCCCGCGATGCTGCCATTGGGGTTGTGGATCAGTTGAGTGGAATTGGAGTAGTTGCTACCGATCCATGCCGCCACCTCTGCTAGCTGACCAGCGTTGTCGCCAGGGGCACCGACGTCCAGAGCTTGGCCCTTACCGTGCATACCAGGGTCGCCGGGCCGGTAGTCGCTAGTGTCCACTGCCCACGGGAACTGCTTACGGACGATGTCAAACATTGCCGGCCAGGTGACCCCACCATCGGCGAAGCTCGCGATCCCACCATCGACGAACGCCGACAGCGTGCCGGAACGGGCGGCGCGGTTCATCTCCGCGACAGCCCCCGGCCCCCCCATGGCTCGGGTCCATTCCGGACGCATGATGGCCTCACCGCCGGACAACTCCAAACGCCCGCCAGTGGGAGACACGAACTGGTGCACGTCCTGCCCCGGTGTGTACCCAGGCATGACACCACCATCAGCGAACTTCACCGGGTCCATGTGCGGTGCCTTCGGCAGGCCAACCAAACCCGCCACATCATCCCACGCCTTGAACAAACCGTTATTCAGAACGGTGTCGATCACGAAGTTGATCGGCGTCGCCACAAGGGCTTTCATTTTGTCCCAGATGACGCCGATGGCGGTGACCACCGTATCGAACGTGGACCCGACGTCGTGGACCCCGGTCTTCAATGCCTCGAACGCCGGTTTGATCACATTGTCGTAGGAGCCTCGAATAATGCTGCCGATCGCATCGAATACGGGCTTAACCACATCGTCGTACAGGACATGCAGCGCATTCTCCAGGTCTGCGATCACAGCCTTGATGAGATCAATCACTGGCAGAACCACGTTGTCGTGCAGCCAGTGGAAGGACGTGGAGATGCCGTCGAAAACGGGCTTTATGACCTGCTCGTGCAGGAAGTGGGTGGCCTCACCCCATCCGGCAAGAGCGGCGTTGATCAGATCAACTACTACCCTGATTGAGGTGTCGTGCAGCCAGTGGAAGGTGTCCGAGATCGCGTTGAACACGGGCACAATCACGTTGTCGTGAATCCAGGTGGTTGTTGTTGCCCAGCCTCGGATGGCGTCGTTGATCAGGTCGGTGACAACCTTGACGCTGGTGTCGTACAGATAGTGAAACGCGCCCGCGATGGCATCGAACACGGGCTTGATCACGTTGTCATGCAACCAGGTAACTGTTGTTGCCCAGCCTCGGATCGCATCATTTATCAAGTCGGTCACGATCTTGACGGACGTGTCGTAAACCCAGTGCCACGCTGCGCCGATAGCGTCCATGACAGGCTTGACCACGCTGTCGTACAACCAGTGCACGGCAGCGCCCCACGCGTTGATCGCGTCATTGATGAAACCGATCACGGGCTTGATAACGGCGTCATGCAGCCAGTGGAACAAGTCACCTATCCAGTTGAGGACGGGATGGATCGCGTCATCCCAAAGTGCGTGCACAGTCGCCATGAACACGCGGAACTGCACCAGGACCACGGTCCCGACAACGGCGAAGATGATCCTACCGACCATCTCGAAAGCGTTGCCGATCCACTCGAAAGTGGGCTTGATTACTTCATTCCAGGCAGTGGAGATTGCAGAGGTGAAAGAATGCCAGGTATTAACCAACTGGCTGACAGTAATGGTTGTGGCATTCTTTAGAACGGTCCAGTAACCGGACAAAGTGTCCGTGAAGGAATGCCAGGAGCCGACAATGGCGGCGACGACTGTTTTGGTTGCGTCGAGCAGTGAATCCCACGCTGCCTGCAGCTCATGCCACAGGGAGACCCCAGCGTCTTTGACCGAGTTGAACGCGTCCTTGGTCCAGTTGAAGGCGGCGACCAGTGCGTGCCAGGTGTTCACCCCAGCGGTTTCCACCCAACGGAATGCCAATTTCATGGCTTCCCACACGTCGTTGACAACGTTGCGGAAGCCCTCGAAGTGGGTGTAGGCGTAGATGACCCCGGCCACGAGCGCACCGATCGCGACGATGACGATGCCGATCGGGTTGGCGTCGAGGGCCACGTTCCACAGCCACTGCCCAGCAGCGGCGAGTTTGGTGGCGACGGTGCCCGCGGTGATGGTGCCGTTGAAGACGCCCATCACAACACCCCATGCGACCGTGATCGCTTGTCCTGCGATCATCGCCGCCCGCCATGCCACAAAAGCGCCCACGGCGATACCGACCCACTTGGCGACCTCACCGATCAGCCGGGAATGCTCACCCAGCCAGTGCCCGGCGTCCATGAGGAACTTCAAGAGTTCTGTGGCCGCTGGCAGTAGCTTCTGCCCGAGTTCGATGACCCACGACTTGATGCCCGCGACCACTTGGGACAGTTGTTGGTTGAAGTTGCCCTGAACTTCCGACCAGCCCTTGATGTTGCCGCCCGCTTCCGGTGCGGCGGCGGCGATGTCCCGGATAGCTTCGTTGGTGGCACCGGCGTGCTCCCCCGTAACCTGCAAAGCCACCGCCATGCCGTCTGTGGTGCCCGTGGCCCGCTTCAAAGCCTCCATGTACGTCTGTGTGTCGTTGCCACCGGATTTGAGGGCAGCGGAGAACCCTGTGGCGTTCTTGTACTGGGTCAACCACGACTTGCCCTGCCCCTGCAACGCGGCATCAAGATGCCCAGTGCCGGTGGTGAACTGGCGGGTGGTGATCGCGCCGCTCTTCAGTTCATCCGCCACCTTTTTCAGCGCAGGGGGCATCGACTGATACATCTTGTCGGCGTCAGCACCAGCCAGCTTCGACTGGTTCATGGTGTTCATCAACGTGGTGCCCGCTGGCCCCATGTGCTGCATGATCGCCTCGGACACCTCCTGCAGGGTCCCGGCAACCCCCTTTTGCCCCAAGTTCTTGGACAACTCGATCGAGTTGAGGCCCAGAGCGGCCATCTCCTTGATGACGGGCTGCGTCGGCGCGGACAACCCCTTGATGGTGGAACCGAGGTTCTGCGCCGCCTGATCCGCCGACATACCCGAGGCGGTCATCGACGCCAACGTCCCGGATGCCTCGGCCAGAGAGATGCCGGCGGCTGCGGCGACGGGGGTGACGGAGTGCATGGCCCCGGTCAACTCATCGAACGTCGTCTTGCCGTGAGAGACGGCGGTGACGAGTTGTGAGGTGACCTTGGCGGCGTCGGACGCGGGCAGGTTGTAGTCGTGCAGGGCGGTGGTTACAGCGTCGGTGACGTGGGTGAGGTCGGCGTTCTCCTGCTTCGCGCCCTGCGCAGCCGACTTCAGCACCACCAGCGCATCAGCACCGTGAATGCCTGAGGACTCCACCGTGTACATGGCCTTGGACAAGTCCTGCGCGGACACCCCGACCTGCCCGGCCATGTTCAACATGCCGTCGCCGACCAGTTTCAAGTTGCTGGTGGACTCACCTGCAGTTGTCGCCAGCTTGGTGAGGGACTGCTGGTAGTTGCCGGCCTGGTGCAGGGCGTCGCCGCCGAGGATCGCCGACACCGCAGTCGTGCCGACCGCCAACTTGCCGAGGCTACCGACCAAACCCAATGCTTTGGAGCTGCCCGCCGCGCTGGATTCCCCGGCGCGGGCGTTGGACGCCGCCAGGGCGTCGTTGCGGGCGATCAACTCGGTTTTGGCGCGGCCCTCGTTGGACTCGGCCAGCACCAAACGCTCAGAGGCGGTGACTTCGCCGCGTTTCGCCGCTTCCAACCGGGCCTCGGCCGCCACCACCTGCGACGAACCAGCAGCGTTCCGCGCCCGTGTTTCCGCCAACTTGGTTTCCGCGATGGTCACCCGGTCGGCGGCGGCCAGCTCCTTGTCCCGTGCCGCGGAGATAGCCACCGAAGACTGTTCCACCGCGGCTTGGGCCGCACGAACCTGCGACTGAACCGCCGCTGTGGTCGCCGACGTCCCCGAGGTGACAGAGCGGGTGAACGCCGTAGAGAACGTCCGCCCAGCCTCCGTACCACCCTGCTCAGCGGGGGCCACCACATCACGTGTCATGGCCGCGCTCATCCCCATGACCCGGGGAATGATCTCAACGAACACGGAGCCGACAGACATAGGTCAACTCCTCACTGTGGTGTTGTTCCGCCGATGGACGCCATCAACGACTGGTGCTTCGATCTCTGCGCTTCCAGGCGGGTTGCTTCCCGCTTGTCCGCGCCCGGCCGCCGCAGGCGTTCCGGGTTCGCGGGCTGACCATTGGCGGTGGCGAAATCACCCCGGTAATAGGCGAACAAGTCCTGCACGTTCGCCAGCAGATGATGCATGGTGGTCCACGGGTCGTCCCGCATCGCCGCCTTGGTGGCGGACTCCTCCGGGAGGTGGCGAACGATGACCAGCAACTCGCGTGAAGACATTTCGCCGAGGTACCAGTCGCCGATGTCGCGGTGATGAAACCGGGACATGTCCGATTCGATTTCCGTGCAGTAGTGGACGAGCAGGTCCACTACCTCGGCAAGTTTGGGGCGTTCTTCACCCGGTCCATCATGAGGCCGTAGACGAGAGCCACATCGTTGGACCGACCGCCGGAGGCAATGAACTGCTGATGCTCCTCCTCGCCGAGCACCGCCCGCGCCAAGGAGATGGACGAGCTGTCACCCTTCTCGTTCAGCTCGTCCAGCAGTGCTTGCACTTCATCGGAATTGCACAGCGGGTGCGGGACCAAGAACCTTCCCCCGTCCGTGGTGCGGAGGGTGACACCGGGTTGACCACCAACCTTGTCGATGGCCTGCGCCCTCATGTCGTCAATGTCCATCTCCGCTGAGAGCGGAGGAAGAAACTTGGTCATGGTGATGCCTTTCGTCGGAGTATCGGATGGGCGTCGGAGTGGGGGGGGGAGGCTCTGCGGCGCGGCGTCCGACAACACCGCGCCGCAGAGGATCAGGGTCAGGTGATCGCGGTCACCGAGGCCGACGGCGCGGAAGCCTGCGACACCCTGCCCGTGGAGTCGGTGGCGGTCACCGTGAACGAGTACGACGTGCCCACGGTCAGACCGGACACCACAGCGGTCGGAGCTGAGGCGGTACCACCGAACGCCACGGTGGCACCAGACGCGGCAGGAACGATCCCCACCGAATATGTGTACGGTGCGGTGCCGTTGGTCGGCGGGTTGAACGTCAAGTTCGCTTTCGCGCCGGTAACCGCGGTCGCCACCACCGAGGACACAGCGATCAACCCGGACAGCAGACGCCAACCGGGGCCGTCCGTCCACGTGTACTCCGCGAACCCCGCCACCTGGTCGTACAACGGTTCGAACATGAGCTTCGTCGCCTGCTCCGCCTTCGCCTGATACGACTTCACATCAGGCTTGGTCAGCACGCACCGCGGGTACAGGGTCACCTGGTAGCAGTCGGCGCCCAACTGGTTGTCCACCGCGATGTGCAGCATGGAACGCAACGAAACACGGGGGGTGCGGGACTTCTTCAACCCATACCCGGTGGCACCGACCTGCTGCAACTGGGAGAACGGCACCGATTCACGCAAAGCCTGCACCACCGGGCGCAGCGACTCGATGCAGGTGAACGTGGACTCTGCAGTGTCCTGGGTGACGTCCTTGCGGACCGTGGAACGGGTCTGCCACGCCGCAGTGTCGGCCACCGCGTACTTCGGGGTGAACACCACCCCGTTCTCATCGAGTAGCCCCGTCTCCATGAAACCCTGCCCGCTGAGCAGGTCCGAAGACAGCAACCCGGTCGCCGAGTCGAACGGCGACCAATTGGCGAACGGGTTCTGCAGGGAGTAGTCCTTGACGATCACGTCGCCGTACAGGCCCTTGAACACGAGCTGCGGGTTGGGGACAAACAAGCTGTCCCAAGTTGCTCCGGCCATGATGTGTTGCTCCTTTTCAGATGGGGGAAGCGTTGAATCGGGAATGGACGGCATAGGACGCGATGTGGCGTTCCATGTTTTCGTCCTGGTAGTTGGACCAGAACGGGCCGTTGATCGTTTCGCAGTGGTCGATCAGCACCCCACCCACCACGGTGTGGCGCAAGTGGTGCATTTTCTGGTCAATCCGCCGAGCAATGTCACTCGACGTCTGTCGGTCCGCGGCGAAGGTTTCGACGTACATCACTGGCCGGTCGGTGATGTAGTCGTCCCCACCGGTGACGCGGGAGACGCGGACGAACGGCAGGTTCGGCTGGTTCGACATTTCCACCGACACATCGGTGACGCCGGGCACAGACGACAGGAAAGTGACCAGCACGGCCTCAACATCGGCGAACGCCATCACTCCCCGCCAATGGCCCGGTGCAGGACGTGCTGGGCAGTGTTGTGTTTGCTGCCGTACTCGATCCAGTGGGCTTTGTAGTCGTGCGCGGTGACACGACCCTTCATGCGCCGATGACCTTGAACCACGGAGGGTTCGATGGAGTCCCGGTAGTCACCGGGTTTGTCCACGTAGCCGCCTTTGAGGGTGTGTTCCTTCGCGCCCACCGGGGCGGCCGCCTTCGCGCGTTCGGCAACCTTGTTGGCCTCTTCGAGCAGGTGCGCGTGCAACTCCGGGTCGGTTTGCAGATAAACCTCCATCCCGAGCGGGTCGGGAATGAATTGGGCAGCCATCAGCGACCCTCTCTTGATAGGAGTTGCGCTCGCTGAGCCCTTTAGCCGGTGGCCTTGCGGAGCAGGATGACGAGGTGGTCCGGCTTCCCGCGACGGTCCGGTTGAACCTGCGGATCACCGAACACCTGATACGTGGTCCCGTAGGCCATCACCTGGCTTGTGGCGGTCAGAGTCATGGCTTGCGGGGATGGTGGGGCCAGCAGCCGCCACATGGTCTGTGTCAGGTCCATGTCGCCGGTCTGCTCAGTCGTGGTAAGCGGCTGAAACGAGCACCCCGTAATGGGGAGCTGCGGGGACTTCACCTCACCCGGAATGCCCTTGGAGCCCTTGGTGCCCGCGGTAATGGTGATCCCGTACACGGTTTCGTGCCCGAGCCTCACGAGTCACCCGCGTACGGGATCGAGGTGATCGGCCACTCGGAACTAACAGCGCCGTCCTGACCGATTCGCAGCAACCACGAGTCGTACGACGAGTTTGAACTGGTAGCGGCACCAAGGTTGCCGAACGGCCGCGGCGCCAAACTGGGATGCAGCTTCATCGAACCCACACGAGACCGCTTGGAACGGTACGGGGCCAACGATTCCAAATCGCCAGGGGTGACTTGCAGCTCGCCGCGAACAGCGATCTCCCCGCGGATCGCCCATATCGCGGTCACCGTCCCCGCTGTTTCCTGCACCACCCCATCGACGTTGACCAGCAGGCGTTTCACCATGGTCGCCACAACGGTGGCCACAAGCACCGGGTCCAAACCCCCCAGGTCGGTGGGGTCCAACGCGAACCGGGCAATCCGCGCCTTGATGTAGGGGGACTTCTGTTGCAGCATCGCAGCGGCTTTGACCAGCAGGTTAAAGACTTGTCCCTGCTCATCCGCTGAGAGTGGTCGCCAAATGTCGGCTACGTCGTTCGGTACAGCACCGAAAGCATCAACCATGACGACCCCTCTCAGCGATGCGGCTTACTTGGCCGGCTTGTCGGGTGGGGTTTCCTTCACCTCGGGTTTGTCGGGGTAGTCACCGTCCGGGTACGGGTGTTTCCCGTCCTCGAAGCAGTGGGCGCCCATCTGCTCGGCGGCCCACTGCGGCACCGGGTCCTTGTCGTCCGGGCCGAAGGTTTCCGACTCGCCCTTGGCGTTGTAGACGTGGACGTAAGCCGTAAGATCAGCCATCAGAGCACCGTCCCAACGAAACTCAGGTTGGGGTTGGCGAGACCCGGTAGTACGAGGGCCGCGCCCTTCGTCCACAAACTGATGGGGTCCTCTTCGGAGTACACACCGGACACGATCCCGGCCTCATCCCCTTCGAGTCCCCACCGCGGGTCCAGAGCTTCCGCTGTGGTGCCCCAGAACGTGGCACCGAACATGGTGTCCTCGGGGGCGTCGATCGCCACCGGCTCCGGGAGCAGCACCACCTTGTTGTCCGGGATCACACGCTGAGCAACACCGTTCACGTTGACCTGCGCCTGGTACAAAGTGACCTGCGGCAAACCCTGTGCGGCGAACACGTTGTTCAACTGGTCCTGGTTGATGATCGAGCCCTGACCACCACCCACGTACAGCGCTTGCCCACCGAACACCTGGTTGCGGATGCTCTGGTTGCGGAGCAGGTTGTTCCAGATGCGCCGGGACACGAGCATCGCCGCCGGGTTCAACCCGTTCGTGGCGAGGTAGGTGTCCCGCCACGACATGATGTCGTTCAACGGGTCCGACGTCGCAGACGACCACAAATTGGCCGCAGTGACGCTGTGCGCGGGGTTCCGGCCGAAGTCGATGAACTGACCGAGCCCGTTCTCCGCGATCGTCACCGAACCATTGACCAATGCATCACCACGGGCCAGTTCGACGCGGGCCGCAATGTTGCGGGTGACCCGCTCAGCGTCGTTGAACAGTTGCTCAACAACTTTCTGGGCGGTGACCTTCCGCATGCGCAGCCGGTCGTACTCACCGCAACGCTGCTTCTCCGACATCGGAGGCAGCTCGCCGCGCATCACGCTGAGCTGCTGGTGCCGGCCGATGGGCGACTCAGCGTCGAACGACCGGAACGACGCGGCGTCGGCCAGGCCGGTGCCACCGGACAGCAACCGGTAGTCGAGGTCATCGATCATCTTGTTGGGCAGCCACTGCGCCAGCGAGAACTGGTTGACTGCGTAGTCCTCCAGTGCGTTGCGCACGTACCCGGTCAGCTCGGCGGGGTAGATGTAATCCTCATTCAGAAGCATGAGCTAGTCCCGCCTTTCTAGACGTAGATGATGTGGGCGTTGGTGCCCTGCGCGGTTGCGCTGGGCGCGATCGGGAGACGCGCGAGACGCACCCGGCCGTGGTCGAGCAGTGCTGCACCGACAGTGCCGCTCGCAGAGTTGCGAGGAACCTGCACGGCTGTGAACAAGAAGCCGGCGAGGGCCTGGGTGCCATCGGTGGCGGCGTCAGTGACGGGGCCGTAGTTGCCGGTGGCGGTGTTCTTCCCCAACGGGAGACCGCTGGGGAAGTAGCCGTTCGGGTAGTGGGTGGAGGCGGTGAACGACGACATTTGCAATGTGATCGTTCGAGCCGAGGAAGTGCCGTGTGCGGAGCCGAGCCACGACTGATCGTCGCGGCCCTCCACGACACGCTGGATGGAGAGGTCCATCAGGTGCCCCTTTCAGGTGGGCTAGGCGGGTGAGCGGTGGGGATGCCGCTGCGCGTACCGGTCCCGGCCTGACGCCACGGAGGGGCTTGCGGAGCTGTTCCGCTGGCCTTGACCCCGCGAAGAGGGGCCTACGGCAGGCGGCTTACCTGTTCCCATG